TCCATCAATAAACCCGATCATCTGAACGTTGCCAGTCTGGTTCGATATGATGTGCGCTTGAACGGTGTAGTGTAACTGTCCACCGATACCGAGCGGAGCGGGACCATACGGTCCGATAGTCGAGCTTTGATCTGCCGTAAACATCAGCCCTTCGCCAGAACCCATCGTCAATCCATCTCCGTTCGTCGGGTTCATCTCTGACGATGGTGCTGTCGATCCTGTCGGAACCGGAGCATAGTTGAACGACCACGCCGTCGTGACACCCTGATTCGGCCAGATTTGAGATTTGCAAACGTCAGCGCCGTTGAGATTATTTTCGGTGATGCCGAACCATGTGCTAGAAAGATTGTCGCGGTACTGGTAGCAGCCAAGTCCAGAGAAGTCAATTGGATTGACGATGCCGCGATTCGTTGTACTGAATACTTCGTTGTGCGCGCGGAGTGTCGTGGCTTGCCCGTGAATGATCGCCGGGAACGGATAGTTGCTCGCAACATCGACGAACGGAATAAAGAGTCCAAGTCCGACGTACTGTTTCGATGTGCCATCTGTCACCAGAACGTTCACACGACGCTCTGTCGTTGAGACGTATATCTTCGGGTCTTGATTCGGCACACCGAAATAGAACGTCATCGTCGGCGGAACTCCCGGCTGTGACACCCACGGCAGAATACCAGAGTACGAACTGCCTATCGTCATCCGAAGACCGTCATTCGCACCATTCAGTTCAGAGCGCATACCGATTGTCGGAGCATTCGCAGCCTTGACAGATGACACGAGCCATTCGACCGATGTAGTCGGACTGTCAACAACTAAAGAATCGGACGTCCATTTCGGCGTATCAGTTGTAATGTCCACAACTAGCCCGTCGTCTCCTGCTCCAGTCAGAGTCACGGTTGCAATTCCGAGCACTAAGTTCTCAGGACTGTTGAGCGGACTATTCGACGGGAGTGCCGTGTACGCTCCCCACGATATGATCTCGACTGCGGTTACTTGACCAAGACTTGCCGGAGAAGCAAGCGCTGTGACGCGACCTGTCGCATGGAAGCTGTCACCATTGATGACGACAGGCGTCCCAGCGTTTATACGGAACGTATCACCGACCGCATATCCAGAACTGAGCGGAGAACTTACAGCGACAGCCAGTGATGAAATATGGCTGTTCGTAATGATCTCATAGATCGCTTCGGAAACGATGTGCCGACCTTCAGTCGTTACACCATCAGCGGAGAGTTGCTGTTCGATGAATGGCATTATTGGATTCCCAGTGCGTTTCTATAAGACGATTGATTCTCAGTCATGTTGTTCAGGACGACAGAGTTCCCGCCACCACGATTGAACGCCCCGACGATAGCAGCATCGTCAATGGTGTTCACGATTGTCGGTCCACCGACGCTGACCTGTGGAGCTTGCTGCTTGCCACCGAGCATGTCGTTCGGGATCACCGTTCCAGATTGACGCGGCGTGATGATCTCCGGACCTTTCTCGCCGACCAGAATCGGCTTCCCGGCTTGCACGTTTCCGCCTTCCGCGAACTGTCCTGCGATGGTATCAAGGATTCCGCCGCCACCACCACCGATTGCGGAGAAGAAGGACTTCAGAAGTTGCTGCGACAGTAACTCGGAAGCCATTCGCTTCAGAGTTTCCGTGAAATCAGCGAGAAGCCCGTCAAGCCCGTTCGAGAACGGATCGAACAGGAAGTCTGCGAACGCTGACTGAACGTTTCGCGCTGCCTGAATCGCAAACTCCTTGAAGAAGTCTGTCGTGTCGAACATCTTTTTCTGTAGCGCTTCAATTGCTGCGATGAACTGTGGATTCGATTCTGGGTCAACGATGCCAGCCAGATCGAAAGCGTCAAAGATATCTTGTCTAATCTGCGCGAACTGCTCCGCCTTCGGTAGCGCATCGAACATGATCTCCGCCGCTGTGCCAAGACCCGCTGATTGCAGCGTCGCATCGATCAGCGATTGTCCGAGAGCGTCTATTTGTCCGCCCATCACAGCGAATGCAGAACTCTCCGGGTCTTCCGCCGCTTGAAGGTCTTGAATAGCCTTCAGTTGAGTCTTTAGCGCATCGACCTTGTTCACAGGGATCGAACCTAACGCATCAGCCCACGCTCGCGATGCGATGATCGATGCCGTGATCGTCTCCAGAGTTTCAGTTGTCCCTTCACCAAGATCAGCGAGAATCTGTCGCGCCTGTTGCGTCGCTTCGATGTCGATCAGCGCTCCGCCCGCGCGAACGAACGCGAACGCTTCGGCAACGTCGGCAGTACTCTTCCGCAAGTCATCAAGGAACTCGACGGCAGCTTTCTGCTTCTGGAACGCTTCGGCTATCGCGTCGATCTTTTCCTTCAACAAGCGCTTTTCATTGACAAGACGACGAATCGATTCTGCCGTTGCATCAGTACGCCCCTGCAACGCAGAGAGAATCTTTCCCGTCTCCGTTAAGTCTTCTGCGAGTCCGATGCCTTCTTGTCCTAGTTCCTGAAGGTGAGTCAGGTCAAGTGCCAAGAACGAGACTTCATCTTTCAGTTTTGTTAGGCTCTTCAGACCGCTATCGAATAGCTCTTGATCGAATGCTATTTCCTTCGTCGCTTCCACTACTTCCTCGATGGCGGATGCTTGGTTCTTTAGCGCAAGCGCGATTCTCTGACGAGCAAGTTCTTCACGATCATTTTGGCGTTCAGCTATACGCTGTAGACTCAACGCTTCTCTAAGCTGCTCTAGCTGTTGCTTTCGATCCCCAGTCAAATCTATACCACCGACAGACGTGAAGAACTTTCGTAGAGAGCCACCACCTTCCAGTCGTTTCAACTCGTCGTCGAGTTCTCTGATGTTGTTTAGATTGCGAATGATAGGGTCATCACTACCGATCAACGCTTCGGCGATTGACTCCCCAAATAGCTTCGCTGACTTCCCTGCGAAGGAAAAAGCATCACCGATAGCGACGACCACTATCTCCAGACCCTTCAGAACTATCGCCGCCGCTTGTGCAACAACGGTCACGAGCGGAAGGAAAGTCTCACCGATAGACTTCAGCGAAAATAGCATCGCAGTCAACGCCACATCCATCTTCTGACCTGTCGTCTCCGCCACAATGCTCATCGCAGTATCCAGAGAGCCAGTTGAGTTAGCCACGCTTTCAAAAATCTTTCCAACATCTCCGGCGTTCTTGCCGACGAGTGGAAGAATCGCGCGCAACGCTCGAATGTTCGGGAAGACGCGAGTCAGTGCTTCTTCGTTGTCGCCGAATCGTTCCTGCAAGTCCTGAAGGGCTACTAGCAGTCCTTCATTCTTGACCTTTGCTCGAAGCTCGCTCGCTGACGTGCCGAACTCTTCAAGTGCCTTCTTCGCATCTTGTCCCGGCTTCTGGATTGCTGCCAGTGTCGCGCCAAGTGCTGTTGCACCTTGATCAGCACCGAGACCGATACGTGTTAGTGCTGCAATTGTTCCGCCTAGTTCTGAGAACTTGACACCTAATTCCGAAGCTGCCGGGAGAATCTGACCCAGAGCGCCAGCAATGGAGTCTGCTTCAGCTTTACCTTCACGAACTGTTGCGACAAGTATGTCTGTGGCTTGAGCAGCAGATAGGTTCTCTGCTCCGTAGGCGTTGATCGCAGACGTAACAGCATCAGCGACTTGCTTCGTCTCACCGAGACCAGCCGCAGCCGCCTTCGCTGACACTTCGAGAATGTCCAGTGCTTGTTTACCGCGTGCGCCCGCTGACGTGATAAAGAACAACGCTTCCGCAAGTTCGTTCGGTCCCTTACCGACAGCCCTGCCAATGTCTTCCATCGGTCCCTTCAACTCTTCGACTTCGGTAGCAGTCAAGCCTACAAGACCTTGAATTTTGGCGAACGTGGATTCAAATTCCTTCGCCTGTTTCACACCGACGCCGACAGCGATGGCGATAGCAGCACCAACACCGACAACCGCTGTGCTCATGCCGACAAGTGATCCAGCCGCCGTCTTCATCTGCGTTGCTATTGTTCCAGCACTCGCCGCAGTTCTCGCCAATGATGCGGAAGCTGCCGCTTGCAGTCGAAGGAATGCCGCTGTCAGTCTATTCGTTTGCGTTGTTGTACCAGCTTCCGCGCCAGCGGTCTCCGCTGCTCTTGCTGCTACAGAAGCGAGTGTTTTTGAGACGGAAGCGTTCGCGATGGATGCAAGGTTTTGTGAAGACGCCAGTGCGCCAGACGCCGACACTGTGGTACTGAGTGCTATACTTGTTCCGGAAGCCGCTGCGGTTGTTGTTTCTAGGCTTGTAGAAGTTCCGGCGGCGGCGGCTCGAATATCTTTGAGCGCGCGGACGAGTCTCTTCGCGCCAGTCACATCCGCTTTAATGCCTACTCTTAGTTCAGCCATGCTTCTTCTGCTCTCGCTTCAGCTTCTCGCGATGATGCTCCAGATATTCGCCGTCCATCGTTTGTATGTATCGAACCAGATCAGAACGATCTTCGATTTCATTCAGCCGAGCGTAGGCTTCGATCTCTGAAACAAGAATCGGCTGTGGTCCATTGAACCCCCACTGCCGCCCTTTGTCGAGAACGCTGAACGCAGCCCAGACCCATTCTACGAGCACATGAACCTGCGGCCACTCCAGCAGCATTGCTGGCGTCCTGCCAGTTTTTTCCTCGACTAACTCAAGGGCTTTGAGATTCGGTCCTACCTTCAGACTCCACTTCAAAGCCTCTATAAGTTTTTTTCGTTTTCCTCGATGACCTCTTTGCGAAACGTTTCCCGCGAATTTGCAGCGGTGAGAACATCTTCCTGAAAGTCTTCGAACTCCTTCATCAGCTTTTCCGCTGCTTCCGGTGAATACTTGACGGCCTTTCCATCGACCTCGATTCCGCGCCATCCGATGACGACATACTTTGCGACAGCCTTGCGTGTCAGATCATCGAGCATCTCTCGGAACTCTGCGGTGTTGTTACCTCGCTGAATCCGACGCTCGTGCGGCTTGCGCATCTTCGTCAAAGCATCAGCGAACTTCTTGTTGTTGGATCGGCGGACAGTGACGAAAGCACCATCACCGAGATCAACTTCAACACCGTTCTTTTCGAGATCAACGTCAGTTGTCCCGTAAGTCTTTTTCAAGTCCATTAGTGGCTCCAGTTATTGTGAAAAAGGGAAGAGTGATTGACCGACCACTCTTCCCTTCGGTTACTACTGAACGATTGCCGGGATTGAGCCGTATCGGTTCAGACCGAATGTGAATCCGAGTGTCGGATCACGTTTTGCTGTGAACTCGATGGTGACGAGTACGTCTTCATCGTTTCCGCCCGCTACGACTTCGCCGCTGGTGAACTTCACTGACGGGAAGTCGAACAAGTACGTGTTCCCATCCTGATCAGTTACCGTGAACGAGACTGCGACAGTATTGAAGTTCAGATACTTTTCGAAGAACGTCCGGTTGACGAAGTACGCGGAGAGCGTACCTGAAATCTGTGTCCGTCCGACGCCGATTCCGCTTGACTCCAGTTGTCCGATACACGGCTGGAAGCGAAGGTTGTTCTCGACATCAAAGGAGATTTCAGTAAAGCATACGTCCGGATCGACTGCTCCGTCAATCAAAACGTTCCCGACGTTGTCAACAGCGTTGAAGACGTTGTTCGCCGCGACCGGGATTGACTCCGGAGAAGTGAGTCCAGCGATGATGCTCGTGCCTTGAACCGTGGCATTCTCTCCAGAGAAGCCGAAGCTCCCTGTCAAGATCGCTCCCGGAGCAATGCTGACGTTCGCTGTACCGACGCGCATTCCTGTGAAGGTGAAGAACTCGTTGACATCAGTGAACGCCTTCTCCAGAAGGAATGACTTCAGAGTCACGCCGTTCCGCAGATGCGATCCTTTGATGGCGAACGAATCAGTTCCGATTGTCGGCAGCGCGGGAGATACTTCAATGGTCCCTGATAGCGGACGTGAAACGACTCGAACATAACTGTCATTGATCGGTGACAATGTCGATCCGCTGATCTGGATGAAAGAGCCGATCACCAGTGCATCAAGGAACGCAAGTCCGCCAGCATCCGGCGAACCAGAAGTGATGAACGTGCCATTCGGCGACCCGGCAACAACGAAGGCTGGTTGCGGAGAAAGCGTACTTGAATCCGCGACAGCAGACCAGTCGTTGTAGAGCATCCCTTCGAATAGATCATCGAATGCACCGAACGAAAGCTCGATCCCGATATCTCCGCCCGATTCAACACCCGTCCGAATAATATCCGAGACCTGTCGGTCGCTGCGGATTTCTTCAGAGACGGCTGTCTGAGCCGAGTAGTTCAGAGACTCATTAGTGAAACGCAATTCTCGGAGCGGATTCATCGGGGAAGTAAGAGCAGGGTCTTCTCCCCAGACATTCTCCGGTCGGTAGAATAGCTGTGTACTTGAACTGTCTGACATGTCTTCTCTCCCTTACCTCAATTCGTCTGCTTGAAATGGTGTGTTCGCATTGTACTGCAACCATGCACCATCAAGACCGACACGATTCAGGGATGTCGCCCTGAAAATAACTCCCGACAAAGTGAGTCCTTCAAAAATCTGAATCACTGTGTCGCCGAGTTCCGTTGCCAAGCCCGTCCCAGACGCGGCGGGAACAAAAATTTGAACGGCAACGACTCCCACTCGTCGCCATCTTCGAAGACGTCCCATCTCCACTTGTTGCGATGCACCCGGCAGAATTGTGAGTCTTACCCACGCTGAATTCTGCGGCGGCTGGACATCGTCTCCAGCATTGTCATGAAAAACCTGTACTGTCGGTCGCGCCGACGACCAGAGTGTAGCGAAGCGCGAACGGATTGTCGATTCTGTTGCAGCGTACCCCATCAAATATTCCCTAGTCCAGCGGCAATCTCAGCCAAGCTCACAGCGACCATGCCTATCGGAGCTTGTTTCTTCGAATGACCATGCTCTAGTGCGGTAATATAACGCACATTGTTGTAAATCCATATAGTCCCGCCGTACTTCGCCGTCGCCATCGCCGTCCACCCAGCCGTTTCCTGCATTGTAGATATTTTCTGCTTTGTCACGACACCCGTTTCAGGGTCTTTACTGGAGTCGCTTCCCGCTGTTGCGACGCTGATCTGCCAGTTCGCACGCGCACGCCCGCCGACGTATCCCTTCGGTGCTGGAAGGGATGATTCGGCCCAGATACTCGGATTTCCGACAGGAGTTTTCTCGATGATGCGCGAAAAGAGATCGATGGCGATCTTCTTCTGAATAGCGAGATGCTGATCTGGCAGGGTCTTTTCAATGAACACATTGAGTTCGTGCTCGAACTCTCTTCGATTCTTGAACGATAGTTTGACGACTGGCTTTGCCATCTACTGCCTCAACTGGACTTCATACGCCGCCGTCTGTTCTCCAGAGACAATCGGGAAGACCGCGACCACTTGCCATGTCTGCCCGCCGATGATGAACAGGTCCGCTGATTTCGGCACGATCCCAGACAGCGACGACATGATGATGCGCTGATCTCCTAGCTGGATCAACGTCCCATCAATGCGCCGCTGATCATACGGGGAAGGCGGAGTGATGCTGATAGTGGTATCGACGTTCGACACGGTGTTCTTCCCGGTCGCGACGTTGTACGTGCGCGAGACCGCTCGATGCGTCACCGAGAAGCCGAATGTGTTGTCCACAAGCTGCGTCGCCAGCGGCACGAATATGTCGTCAAATTTGGTCATCGTGGCACTCCCTGTGGGGATTCTAGCTGTTTTTGTGATCTGGGTCACATTTTTCGTATTTCCTCAATAAATCGTGGAAATTAGCTTGACTCCCTGAGTTTTAAGCGTATATTGAAGATGTGGGACAGAGAAAGGAGAACGAAATGACAGACACCAAGAACTTCAAGACCATCGCCACCAAGAGAGAGACTGGTGAGACGAAGACCTTTTACGGTTTCTTCATTCCGCATCACAACGCTGCCGCGAAAGCTTGGCTGGCAGCATAAAGGAGAGATGAGATGAGAATCACAGTAATGCACATCAGGAAATTCGACGGCGTAGAACGCGCACGCTTGAACGGTTCGAACGGCGGATGGGATTCAGAGCCGCGCTTCAGCCGCTACGCGGACGCTACGATGTTTCCGGACGACGCAGCCATTCGCGCGGTCTGGGAAGCTGGCGAGTACGACGTGATCGCCGATCTGGAAGTCGCCGATCTGGAAGTCGCGTTCTCGATGTCGAACAGCATCAACGGCAACTGGACTGAGAATTCTGAAGTCACCAGCTACAGCGGTGATGGCAAGGAGCGCAGCACGAGCGTCGGAGACATACTGGCGAACCCGGACACTGGCGAGTACTACTACGTCGCACCGATGGGATTTGAGAAGTTCGTAATCTAAGAGGAAGTATTGTGAAATGGATCAAAGAACATCATGAAGGATCACCCGGAAGTCGCGGCTGGAATAATTACCGAAGCGACGACGGTGTGTTCTTCATTCGTCAGAACTCCAGTGGACCACGCTGGATCATCACGACGACCGACGGATCAAAGCGGTTCAACGGACCTCGCGGAGTACGATCACATGTAGCCGTGGCGTATAACATCGAAGACGCGAAATCTGTATGCGCCAGCACCTACTTCAAGATCGCCACCATCAGCACGATCACGAGTGAGAAGAACGCGACCATTGAATAGTTCACCGAGAACTTTTCATACTTGATCGTCGGAAGCCCGGTCATCATCTCCCACCAGCCAAAGAATCCACCGATGTTCTTCATCAGGAATGCCATCAATGCGTCGAGATATTTCATATTAGTTCCTAAAGATTTGCCCGCTGAATGCGTTTCCAAGATCAAGGAACGGAGCGATTGTCTGTTCGACGTTCCAGTACTTCGTCGTCTGGCGTGATGAGCCTTGCGCCTGATCGAAGTATTCTACTTCGAGCACGCCGAGCTTTTCTCGCTTCGTCGTTCGTCCGAGCGCTGGCTGAATCACGCCTGTCGATAATGACCCGCTGAACGTTTCATTCGCGACGAGAATTTGCGCGACCTTCGCTTCATACAGCACTTGGTTTTCTGGAATCCAGTACGTGTCCTGAAAGTCGAGCGGCACGTTTGACAGATCACGGTAGAACGGATCAAAGAAGTCTGGCACAGCAACACCGCGTCGCGGCCATGACAAGCGTTGCGTCACGGTCGCGCGCGCGCCTGTCCAGAGCAGACGGAACTTCTGCTCCAAGTAGTCCGCACCCTTGATCAACGCCGCAGAGATTTGATCGTCGTCAGCTTCCGCGAGTGTCGTGTTTCCACGTTCTTCATTGAACGACACGAACTCCGCCACTGTAGCAAGGGAATTTGCATTCGATAGTCCTGCGCCTGTTTCAACCGTCAACGCCATTTCATTCTCCTATTTCGACGCAATCTTGATCGTCGCCCGTCGCGTGTAACATCGCGGACCGGGGACTGCTTCGCTGTCGATTGCATCGATCCTGAGTGTGTACTTCGCACCGAGCCGACCATCTTTCAGCCAGATCAAAACCTGATCATTGATAGACGGAGACGTCGCACCACTCGACACAACTTCGCACTGTGGCGATCCAATGAAATCAAGTTCCAGTTCTGAATTCGGTGAAGGTTCCGCCGGATCGACGGCTTCGATTGTGCATTGAGCCGAGACAAGCTGCGTCCCTGCCGGGAGCAAGTCGGTGAACTCGACGGTGTAGTCGAGACATTCACGCGGGTCTTTGTTGTCAAATTTAATGAAAGCCATCAGCAGTCCTCAAGTTCATGTTTACGATCCTGAGAGCCAGCCGTCCCGGTTCGGTTCTCTTCACTCGTACTTCCGTCTCTGGTCTCGGTAGCTACAGCCCCGCCCCTATTTTCGGAAGAGACCGTGGAAATTCGAGACTCACTTCCAGCGCGACGGTTGCGATCCAGCTTCCCGGCTGTGTCACGGCGATTCTCCGCAGCGATCTTGTGCGTCCGGGACGATGGATCAAGCAGAGCGTCACGATCTTCGCTGCCCACAATGGCGACGCGTCCTTCTGCGTCCACGATCCGTGACCGGGCTTCCCCGGACACACTTGCCGCTCGTGATTCTGCGATGATAGCTGCCATTCGATCCTCTTCCAGTACCCTGAATATTTTCCGCGCTGTGCGGATGATAACATCAAGAAAGCGCTCGCGCGTAAGTCCGTAAGCTGCCATCGAGCCAATATATGAGTCGGTATCAGTGTTCCGCCCGAACCCGTATGCGATATGAATCGTCATTCCATGCGCTTCCTGCGCTCGACGCCCTTGCCGCGATACGGGACAGCGCCTTGCGCATCTTCATACAGATCGGCTTGCAGGATGACCGTCAGGTTGTCGTCGTCAAGAAGCGTGATCTTGCCAGACGGGATGACCGTCTCCGGAGATGTTCCGAGCGTGACCGTCTCACCCTGCTTCGTGGTGATCATCTCATTGCGAAGCAATTTCTGGATGAACAGCAGCGCTGTGCTCTCCGCTGGAGTCAGCCCGGACGAGATCGTCTCGACGACCGTTGTCAATGACTGTGGCGAAATCTTCAGACGGACTGTCGCAGTGTACCCGCCCAGTGTCGGGATGAATGACGGTCTCGTCACATCAAGTGCGAACAGGTTGCCTTCGAGCGTCGTCTCACCATTCATCTCAGCCGGACGAATGCGCCATCCATCGATGTTATTCAGGAAGAAATACGGTGAGATCGTCTCACCCGGTCCAGTCGGGTTTCCACCTACCGATCCGCCAGCGCGGACGCCACCGATGTTCGATTCGAGAAACGCTGGCGGAACTTTCGCTGCCAGTCCAGTCGTGTCCGCCGCGACGGTCGATTTCCAGTCTGAATATAATTCACTCTCCACACTGAACACCCCTATCCCGTTCCCTGAGATGATCAGGTTCACGAAATCGAAAGTAAAATTTGCGGGAGAATGGCTCATGGGTTCGAGAAATTCCTGTCAATAATCTGTGAGATCGGGAACGACGAGTCTGAATTCGGGATCACGAAGTTCCGTATGCGATTGTCCGGCGGAAGCACGTAGGCGATATTGAATACGACGATATCCACGACCAGTCCCGCCGCCGCGCTGAACGAGAACTCTGATGGCGATCCAGTGTTCTCGATGCCAGCGATCTCCGTGGTGTTGATCGGAGACTCTACCGGATAGACACGAACTTCTGAACCCGGCTGAATGTTCGTTATCGTCACGCTGATGTTGTTGTTGATCGTGACGGTTCCAGTGTAGCTCGCGACAGTTCGGTATGATGGTGTGTCTCCGCCGCCAGCAATGTTGATCGTGATGTTCGTGGTCAGATCAGTCGGATTGATGAACAGCGCACGAGTACTCTCCGGGCTGCTCGACTGTGAGCCGTATCCGTTGAACTTCCAGCCGAAGAACTCATACACCACTTCGTCCGGTGAAGAACTCGCTGGTGCAATCTCAACGGCGTGTCCTGTGCCATCGCTGTTGAATGTCAGATTGTCTTGCGAATCAGTCGGTGAATTCGTCAGCAACAATGCACCGTTAGCATCAGACGAGCCATTGAATATCGCGCCGTTTACGGTGATAAGGTCAAAGAATATTTGAGCGCAGTTGTTATAAATTACACTCGCGAGTGAGCCTACACTCGCCCATGTGTGAGTCCCTGAATCTGTCCAAGTGATAGCGGTGAAAGAAATCGTGTTGAAGTCTGGATCAGTGAAGTCCCAGTTGACGGGAGTTCCTAGATTCTGGAACAAGCCACTCGACAGAGTTAAGACATTCGTACCTGATCCGGCGATAGTTCGAACAATGAAGTTCCCAGCACCCATGTCGCGAGCATCGATGTACACCTGAAAGTTAGAGTCTACGAAATAGCTGTCAGCGTTAGCGACATCGCCCCACTGCCAACTTGCATTGATGTCAAATTTTGATCCTTGAAGATTCGCTACCATGCCCCATCCATTCGTCACGTCATCGCCAGAGACATCAGCCCACGTTTCCGGTGTACCTACTGTTCCGGCGTTGATGGTCAGCGCATAGCTGGTGTTGAGAATGAAGTACGATGCGTCCATCCAGACGTTATCGACCGCGCCGACAGCTTTGGATGCGTGGATCGTGCCGTACCCGACGCCTGTGATGGCTGTCACTGTGAGGTTGCCAAGCACACCCGCATAGACGTTGCTGCTAAATGCGGCACGATTAGACACGTCCAGCTTCAGACAGTTGTAGTACGACGGCAAGGACAGTCCGGGAGAGTCGTTGCCATTGCTGTAGAAGCCGACGCGATCCGTGCCATCGTGTAGCACCACCTGTCCGCCGCCCGCCGCCTTGCTGCTTTGAAGGTTGTCTTTCACAAGGAACCACACTGATGCAGCACTTAGGTCTCTTGTGCCACCAATGCTAGTCGTGTACATGTGCTCAAGTGCGTTCGACAACTGCGTCGAGAGTGCGCCGCTGCCTTCGTAGAAGTCACCAGCATTGGTCGTGACGGTGGCTGTGTCATCACCAGTCCAGCCAGTGATAGCCGAGGCATCGTTCAGAAGTGTTCTGTTGTCTACACTCATGCAGCGGATTTCCGGACGCGATCCCATAGAACAATGGGCGCGACTTGAATGGCGAACATATCATTCGCCCCCGGCGTATAAACGGTCACGATGTCATCCGATTCTTTCCTGATGTGTCGCATGTTGTTATCACCAGCCCTTCCGAAAATGTAACAGGCGTTCTCCGGATGTGTATAGTCCTGAAGATCAATGCCTTTGTGAGTGTTGCGCGGTTGCAGATACACTAAGTGACAATCCGTCGTCTCAAGTGCTTCAGGTACGCAGTCGAACTGCTCAACAGCGCCGCCGCAAGGATAACGCCGTGGAATTGCCATGAAGCGTTCGACACGATAGGAATTCTTCAATGTACGCCACATGAATTCTTCCGTGTCAGGCGGAAGCCATCCATCTTCCCACATTGCCAGAAGTTCAATCATCTTGTTCTCCAAAAAGAAAGCGAGAGCCGACTTTCGCCGACCCCCGCTCCTTTGATCAGCCAACTCGTAGCCCTTAAACCGGGTTCGAGTAGTTTCTTTCCAGACCAGCCGTCAGCGTGAATGAAAGTCCGACGGTTCGAGTGATCGCACCCGTCGTCTCCACGAACTGTGCTGTCTCCAGACCGATTGCGCGGAGCAGTACTGCCGCATCCGTTGACGCCGTTCTTCCGCCTTGAACGTTCCCATCGTAGTCGTAGTCGAACGCCGCTGTCGGACCACTGATCGCGCCTGTAATCGGCAACGGTGAGAACGACCCGGCAGAATCGACAATGATCGCATCCGGAGAGTTGATCGGGTTCTTGTCGAGCGTACCTGATCCCGGTCCGGTCTCGTTCGACACCGTGTCTTGATTGGTCTTCGAGATCGATGCCGTATTCGGTGACACCGCTCCGAAGCCTGTGACTTGCCAGATGCCGTTGTTGTTCGGATCGACGAATCCCTGAAGATTGATGTAATCGTTTGTCGTGAGTTCCGTTTCGAGATTCACCGTTGTCGATGCGAGCGTCGCAGTGAACCCGGAAGCCGCCGAGAGAGTAAAGATTTCAGTGAAGCGCTCCGTGTACTCGTAGAACATCCAGAACGTGCCGATGCTGTCGTTGACCAAGTTCGCGTTGAAGTTGATCGTGCCAGCGGCGACGAACGGGAAAGTCCTGCGTGCGGTTGTTCCGAACTCGTTGTCAGCGAATGACAGCCTGTTCGTGTCGTTGCTGTCGAAGTTCGTGACGTACACGCCAGTCCCGCCACCGAGCGGATTCGTCGCTGACAACGTCTGCATCGCGTCTCCTACGAATGACAGAAGCTCGTCAGCGATGTTGCCCGCGACAACTGTTCCGCCACCATCGTTGATGTCGGCTGCTTGTCGCAATGACCACTGAACGTATTCATACGCCTGTTCCGCCGTGTAGCCTTGTGCATCGATGACGATGCCGAAGTCCGCCGTTGTATTCGGGGAGTTCGTACTCGCGGCATCGGCGACGAAACCAGTGAACGTCTGCGGCGCGGCGAAGTACGTTATCGTGACAACCGGAGAGCGAGCGATGATCGTCGCATCTGTGTTTGTTACCTTCAGATCAGCGCCGTTAGATACGGGGAATCGATACGCCTGATATGTCAGCGTTGTAACACCGATGTCCGTCAGGTTTGCCGCCGAGAAGGTCTTACCGCTACCGAATCCGGCGTCGTACCCTTCACGAAGCAGGATCGTGAATGCGTTGCGGAATTCTTTCGCAATGCGTGACCCTTGATCCGATCCAGTGTTTCCAGTGAACGGCGTACCAGACACAGTGAGCACGGTCCCGGTGACGTTCGTCAATACGAACGTTCCATTGCGTGCGGTGTTGTCTGATCCGACCACGACTGCCCTTGCACCAATGGCAAAGCCATCAGTCAGGAAGCTTCCGCCGTCGTTCCGGGTAATTGAAGACGCAGCGAAGGTATGCCCCGGAGATGTAGTGTCAGCAGGAACGATTTCTTCATACGACAGAACGGGTTCGTTGACAGCATCCGGGCGATCAAAGTTCGTCGCCGCTGCGGTGTCTGAGGTGTCTGTGCCTTGCTGGTAGTACGCCTGATCAGTTACTTCGGCGAACGCTCCCAGTGTGACTACCCCGAAGAACTCTTTCTTCAACACATCGAGTTCGTTGATCTCACGCCATCCGCACGTCTTCATTCGAAGTCGTGTCTTGTTGTTCTCCGGCTCCCAGTCAGAGATAAACTCGAACTGCTCCGGAGTAATGGCGATCATCGGGAATGGATGGGGAATCTTTGTCGCGTCGTTCTTCCACTCTTCTTTGAAGAACGAATAGATCGCTTGTCCGGTTACTCCATCAGAATCAATTCGCGATAATGGTGACTGCGCCGGAGAAGCATCGGTATCGATAACGATGCCAAACTTCCGCAATGCGGTGCTGATGTAAACTTCTCTGTTCTGACTGATGAAATCCGGATCGACAGTGATTGTCATCGCTCTCTCCTTCGATGATTAGGCGATTCTCACGGCGATCTTGTCCCCGTGGAAATATAGTGGTTGCGCCTCGCATTCTGCAACTTCACAGACCAGAGCGCAAGCAATGGCAGCGCCGTAGAGAACCGTCCCGGCTCTGATGTGCTTCGCAACTGGAACGATCTCCGTTCTATTCATGGTTGCGACATGTAGAAATAAGATCGGAAAGTGAAATACGGGAGCTTCCCGATAAAGCCTCACGCGCCCGTTCATTGTTGGCGGCGTGTGATAATGCGCACCAGACTCAGCCTTCAGGCTATCGAGCAAGGATGAACGCTTGTTCTCCAAGTCGTCAATGACCGTGAAGTTCTCGTCACGGTGCTCTGATAACCACGCTGCGATCTTGTTTAGATCGTCAACGGCTCCTTCAAGTCCGATCTGTACTGCAAGACCGTGTTCAGTCTTCCAGTCTACCGCTCTCAGCGCTGCCCTGATCAGATGCTCCGGTCTCTCCATCGGAGACGCCAGCACCATAAACTTCTTCGACATCAGGTCGGCTGGCATCATCTTCGGGATCATCTTCTCCGCCTTCAGTACTGGCGGCTTCGGTTTGAATAGCGGTGTCGGCGTCTGCGTCCGCATCATTCGCTGTTTCAGGTTCTCGGATGGCTTCATCCTGCTCTCCAGATTTGAACTGCCCGTTTGCGTCGGCGAAGTGAATTTCGACGTCGTTCGCATACTTTCGATATGCGTCGCAGATTTCTTCCGCGTGCATACAGCCTTCTTCGATAACGATTGCGCGCCCTTCCATCATCAGTGACTCAGCGCCCTTCCATTTCTGACTCCACACACACGTTGTCCGTCCGCCTTCAGCACGAATGCGTGCGGCGAGTTCCTTGTATGCCGATGAATTCTGCGGTGAGAAATAGAGAATCGCGTGCTTGTTCTCGCGTTGCGTTGTATTGCTTTTGACTTCCGACATGGTTTTAAGACTCCGAAGGTTGAAAAAAGGGGAGACCGAAATCTCCCCTTCCTTTCCGTAGCTCTCCCGCTACAGACTGACTATTGCGCAGCCGCCCAAATCCTTGACGTTTGCCATCACAGAGTCCCAGTTCGTTCCGGTTCCCAGTGCGGTATCGTCAGGATTGATGCCACCATTCGCGACATCCCATGCAGTTCCTTTGCATGAAATATTGTACGCGAACTCACCTTGCAAGCGGACAACTAGGTTGTCTTTACCAGTGATCAAGTCGCCCATCAATGACTCTTCTTCCGAGTCTTCCAGCGTGACAGCACCCTCGACAAGACCGAGTGTGGTGTACAAGCCGCCGCTGAACAGTGACGCCGAGTCAGTGACCAGAACCGGACGGTTCAGTGTGACAGGCGCAGCATTAGCGACGTTGAAGTTCGAAACGCCATCGATGTTGAGTCCGATCTGATTCTTCACCAGATCGAAATAGACTTTCGAGTGCATGACCCAGATTGCGATTCGTGAAGCCGCATCGCCGAACAACGCAAGACCATCAACCAGACGGTTCGTGTCAATTGTTGCTTGTGGCGAAGACGTATTCGTGAGCGTACCCTGATTGGTGATCGCAGCGACAATCGAGGTCAAACCAGCTTCAAGCTGATCTACCTGAATTCCCTTTGCAATCTGAACACCGATCTTTCGAGATAGAACTTCGAGATCAGCATTCTCACCGAGCTTGCGAAACGAATCGAGTGTCTGATCAATAGGTCCGATTCGACGGTTGACCTTGACACTTACACGCTCACCCATCGGAACGGGGTTACTAGCTACGGAAGCATTCTCCGGAGAACCAGCGACGCCGCGTCGATTGACGAGACCAGATACGTTCTTGATGAACGATTCCTGAGCGAAATCACCGCGCCGACGCTGCGTTACAAGGCGAATGGTATTGCGTGAAGCTGCATTGAAAGCGTCCGTATTTTGTACGAGCGTTTCTACCATGCCACCGTGAACGAGTTCCGGGTAGATAAGTCCTTCAGGCAGACGGCCAGATGCCGCCCAAAGTTGTCGAGTTCCTTCAGCCATTATTCTCTCCCTTTAGGAAATGGCAAAACAAAAAGTCAGAACGTGGGAGCTTATTGCGGAAGCTCTAGGAGCTTGTCAATGCCGTGAGCTTTCTGAAAATCGATTTTTTGACGGTCGGTCATCGTTGAAAGTCTCAAGTCCCCGTTCAATAGCGGCTTCCCGCCGTTGTTTCCGTTTGCACCGCTGCCGCCCTTGCTCGGTTCGCTCCCGCTCCCCGATTGTTCGGACGCCTTAAATGCTCCGGAATAGATGTCTGACTTTCGCATCTCGCTTATCAGTGCGTCTATATTAACTGGATTTCCATTCCCGTCAACCTTTGGCGTCTTGCCATCGGTATCAAGGACGGTTGTTGAAAAGTCATCTGTGTTCAGCAAAAGCCTAGAACGAACGTGCGGCTTCAACAATTCGACGTTTCCACCAGCCTTCGAAATGGCTTCAATGACCTTCGAATCAATCTGAACAGTTTCAAGTTGTCGCGTAAGTCGCGCGGAAATCTCGCGTTCCTTCTGTAGATCGGCGGAGTGCTGTACCGTCATCTGTTCTTTCATCTTCGTCCACTCGCCCGCCTGTTCGAGACGCTTCGTCTCTGCATCGGCTTCTTTGTCGAGTAGTTCTTTGTACTTGTCCGGGTCAATCCCGGCGAGCTTGCCTTCGAGAGCTTTGACTTTTTGCGCCGCTGTGCGCGCCGCGTCCCGTTCTTTCTGTAACGCTGACTTCAGGCCAGATGTGTCTTCGAGATCATCGGCGGAGACGAATCCGTCCGGCGGCATGAGATGAAACGCGCCGTCATCTCTCTTCTCATACAAGTCATGAAGTGCTTCAGGTAGGTTGTCGAGTGTGTCAAGCTTAATATTCAAAGGCATTGGAATCTCTCCGTGTGCCGCACGCATCCCGCGCGGTTTGTTGGTAGTTGGTGGCTTTCAGTGCTGAAAAATACGCTGGTAGAACTAAGCTGTCAAGCCTTCGGTCGAAAGCTTGAGCGCTTGCGCATCTGTTACGGGACTGATGTTCGAGAGTCCGGCGTCCTGTTGATCCATGAACGCACCACGCAGCAAGTCGTTGTCATGCGTGACCCATGCCTTCTTCTCGACGTCGAAGCGCTCGATGACATTGATCAGCTTCCGTGTGTCATAGGTCCACCGGAATACTTGCCACGGGGGAAAGTCGGAAACCATGAAATGTTGTTTTCGCATGATTAAATTATATCACCATTTTTAATTAAATAGGCATGATAGCTTCCGGGTTATATTTAAGCAATTAGAAGTTGTCTGTCGCCGTATTGTCTTCACCTACTTCGGGAATTGCGGTGTTCGTCTCAATGGCTTTGCGTAATGCGTCTTCAGGGTCTAGTCCGTGGTTCACATGCCACGGCGGAGAGTCGCCGAACTTTTTTCGGTACTCACTCGACAGTATTGCCAGATTGTCTTCGGGAAATTCGCTTACCATCATCCTTTCTCCAGTAGTTTCATCGCTTTAATCAAGTCCTTCAGATATTTGTCCGTTCCCCACGATCTCAATAGTGCTTCGAAGAATAGTCTGTCTTCTCCGCCCATCATACCAAAGAAATTAGCGAATGCCTCTTTGTGCTTTCCTGATGCTCCATGCCGTGCCGCACTGTAGTACGCATCACTGTGTCCCCAGTTCCCTCTGACTTTGTTCTTCGTGATTGATCCGATGTAATCCGACATTGAAGCAAGGTCGCCGCCACCTTTGAAAAATCCCGTTGTGCCAGCGTTCAAGAATCCCTGTACATTGCCAGTCTCAATCGACGCCAGCATGTTAGGGATGAAGAAATCGTCCACGTAGTTATCGAACTTGTGTCCGGCAGTAAGATTGAAGTTTCTCTTCGCCATTGCGATCACTTGATCGTATGTCATGCCGTGTTTCTTCAGCAACGGATTGAAGTACTTCTCACGCCCATTCTGGAATGACTCTGTCTGTAACTTCGTCACGAGTCGGTCGTACTTTACGCTATCCTCACCTGTGCCTTTCCATCTCTGGAATCGTTTGCTGTCTGCTAACAACGACTTATTGAACGCACGAGAGATGATCGGTATTCCACTTTTATCGGTAGCCAAATCCATACCAGACAGACGATAGAACCGCTCCGCAAGATCGAAGTCAATAGCATGACCGTACTCGTGCCGCCATGTTGCATTCAATCCGATGCGGACATCATGACTCCCAGCATGAATCCATACTTCATTCTGATAATTCCTATAGAAAGCACCGTTATCTTTCAGCACGTAATCTTGCACGAATGCCTTGAGTGGCTTACGTTGACCGATGACGCTCTTGATGTATGAAGGAGCATTCGAGTACGCATCGACGTGCATATCGATGACAGCCTGTGACTCACCAGCTTTCAGGAACTCTCCCTTCAGTGCGCTCTTCACAGCTTCGGCTTCGGTCATCTCTGCTTTCGCCAGACCAGCGGCTTTCTCTTCCGCAGCGGCTTTCTCCAGAGCTTCGCGCTCTGCCTTTATCTTCGCCGCGCTTTCCGCGAGTTCGTCTTGCTTCTTCTTCATTGCCATGCGCCATTCAGCGTGCAAGCCCGCGCGATCTCGTGGCGTGATCCCATTGCCTTTCTTCAGTAGTTCCTTGATCTGCTCCTTTACCAGATCAGCGTCTTCAGGTAGCCAGCCGTAGTCGTCGCCCATGTCTGTCAGCAAGCGCTTCCGCGTCACTTCGATAGGCTCCTTCATCAGAGCAGCTTCCTTCGCTTTCCTGTCAGCTTCCTTCTTCTGCGCTGCTTTGAATTTCTTCTGCGCTGCGAGTTGCCGCTTTTTAGCCTGTTCGAATATCTCCTTCTGACGAGCGGGGTTCGGCTTGTTGTAAATCTTTGCGAGGTCTTCGAGGAACTGGATGTTCTTCGGAACCGGGATCGCTTGTGCGTTTGCCAGCATCTCCGCTTGTAGCGCCTGTCCTTCTGGTCCTACCTGCTTCGCCTTCGACAGTACTCGGAACTTCTCATACAACGTGTGGTTGATGCCGTTCTTTACTTCGAAGGATTGCGCTGTGTGGAAC